TCTTCGCTTGAGCCGCAACGTTCTTCGAGAACGGGGAGGCGTAATAAAAATCCATACAGCCTTCACGCCCGCTGATCCCTGCCATTACAATGTTCGCGGCAAGAGTCACCGTCTCACTCGGTTCTTCGTCAAGCTCAAGCAACGCTTCTGCCGCGATTCCCAGGGGCGCCGCTACGCTCTCCATGGATGGACCGCCACCTAGCGAATTCATGTAAATCTTCACCGATGCGGGCGTCATTTTAACGGCCAACATTGTGCGAAGACCGTGACCAAACAGCCGCAATTGCCCGAATAGGACATAGACAGTCTCATTAACGTATGAGACTGAACAAGTGTCGGCAGAATACCTGCGGTCTGGCACCGGCAACGAGGCCAGACTTCCAACCAATACGGTTCCGGCCTGACCGTGAACGCTGGTGGCCGCCGATATCTGCATATCGAGCGACACGCCCTCGCCATGGCGCTGCTGCGGTACTGCCGCATGGTGCTTTCCGGGCTTCAGAGCATTCGACACTGGGTCCCTCGTGCGTGTTCGATCTGCATGACAAACATGCCATGGTAGCCGAACTGTTGACAAGTCGCATCAATCGGTTATCGCGGACGGAGTAGGCCTTCAGGCGATGATCGATGCGCGAGGAAAAGGGTCACCGCGAGCGCGGCCCCGTTGGCGAGAACCTGAATGATCATAAAGCCTCCCCCTGTGAAGGCTGTTCGTGCCGGACCAGATTAGGACGGCGCAAGAACGTCCGCAACCGGACGATCGCTTGCCTTTGCCCTGGCGTCATCCGCCTCACTCTTCTGTTTCCAGCTGCGCCCGACTGGCGAATAATGAACTGGCCCACGCTGGGCAATCGGTCGGCGGTCGTACTTTCGCCCCTCGCCTAAGTGCGGCCGCCTTCCACACGGCCTGCAGATCTCACTTCAGGACATGGCGATCGACGGCGCATGGACTGTCCGCTCGAAGGTGCTCCAGCGATGTTTTCCGATCGTCGTTCCCATCATCTGACAAGCGGGCAATTCGCCTATTGATGGGCTGGGCAGAAATGCCTATAACTTTTGGCCTCAAGATGGCCTGGCAGTGGCCGATACTTTGCCTCACATGTTGAGTGCTCTCGGAGGGGCGGTCGCGTGGTTAGCTTCCCCCTCAGGCGTGGCCGCCCCTCCACCTTTCCGCTTATCTAAGGAAACTCACGGGCGACGTGCGCACTGCTGAGTTCCGTCAGTCCATGGCGCTCCATGGCGGAATAGACCTGTTCCCACCACCACAGGCGATCTCGATGGTCTATCGCTATAGCCGGGACATGGACAATGCGCTCAAACGCGTCCCAGAGATCTTCCTCCGGCCGCCCCGCCGACTTGAGCAACCGCAGCTCCGAGTCCAACTGCTCGAAGATCGCGGTCAACTGCTCTCTGGTGTAGCTCACACGACAGCCTCATGAGACGCCGGCGACAAATGTGCTCGCCCGCCCCTTACGCTTTGCTGAGCGGCTGCTATTACGATTTCTTATGGTCCGGTGCTCGCACCAGGCTTTGGCCCCCCGGCCTAGGTGCGGCCGCCGTCCACTCTTGCCGCCGCGCATCTGCAGGCAGCATAGGCTCTCGCTGCGCACTTTTGGCGAACAGAAATAAACGCTAAACGGAGGCGGCCAAGCCCTCTTGCCAAGCGTTCGCAGATCAGTATCTTTTTCCGCCGCCGATCGCTACGGGATCGGCGGACGCCGCGCCTAGCGGCGCGGTGACAGTCCCTAATCCATGTTGCTTATCAGAGGATATGGCTATGCGTACTGTGCTCGATTTTTCACCATTACACCGCTCAAGCATTGGCTTCGATCGCGTCTTCGAACTCTTGGAGAGCGCGGCACGGACGCCGCAGCCGGACAACTGGCCACCCTTCGATTCCATAAAGATCAGCGATGATCAGTATCGAATTACAATGGCTGTTGCCGGCTTCACTCGTGACGACCTGCAGATCTCGCTACAGGACAATATGCTCACCGTCAGCGGCGAGCGCCGCACGGACCATATTGGCGAGGTTCTGCATCGTGGCATCGCCAATCGACCGTTCACCCGCCGGTTCGAGCTTGCAGAACACATGCAGGTGGTCGGCGCGGATCTCCGCGACGGACTTCTCGTGATCGACCTCAAACGCGAGGTTCCCGAAGCATTGAAGCCCCGCCAGATACCTATTGGCACTGGCGATGTAGTGCTGGCTGAACCCCGTCGCTTAGAGACCCAGGCGGCCTAAGTAACCAGCCAACGCAGTTACGTCTCCGTCTCATTCCCTGGCACTTCGGGCGGTGGCCGCAAGGCGCCGCCCTTTTTTCTCGGCGCCACTCCTTAGATAACACAGCCATCGCACAAGCTTGACCACATCGTGACCTGAGCCGTGCGATCTAACCCCGTGTCTTCAGCAAGGGGTACTGCCATGTCAGATGACAAAACAGTCCGCGGGCCGCGCGATGCCGACCGAGTAAACGTCCACGAAGACTATGAAGTCCGCTACTGGACGAAGAAATGGGGCGTCACCGAAGCGCAGTTGAAGGATGCCGTCAAGCGTGCCGGAGTGATGGCGAAGGATGTGGCCAAGGCCCTGGGCAAGTGACACGCAGCGGGCCGGAGGGTGTTATGGACGCCGCCTTCCGTGATGGCACTTTCCACATGTCGGTGACCGCGCCATCAGGCTGATCGAAATAGGGTATTGGTGCGCCCACCCATTTGGTGTTTGTCCTGTGGCCTATGGCCACGCCTCCTCTGCCGTAGCAGCCCAATGGGTAGGCGTCGGGGTAGCCCGTCGTCCGCGGGCTGCCTCGCTTATTATCCGCCGCCAGTGCAGTACCTGGACTGCTTGTCGGACAGTGAAGCGGACACAGATAAGTCATCGATCTCGTGCTGCACTGCCAAATGAACCAGCAAAGAGACGTCCAAGCAATCGATGGCAGTCGTTGCAACCGATCCTTCGGCGAGCATCAGCTCATTACCGCATGCCAAGGTAGCGCTCCAGATGGCTGAGTCGCCCTGCTCACAATACGTCGCCTCGTACTGGATCCCCCGATGCAATCCCACGATGTCGCCCATTGCCAACTCACCTCGCAAAAAAGATGCCGGCCCTGCGGTCGAAGAAATTAGAATTATCGTGGTGTAGAAATAGTTAAAGTCACCGTCTAGGAGGCGAGGCAGCGAGGGCGTAGTTATTTGGTCGGCCAAGGGCAACCGCAATACCGTATGAGTGCCACTTCTAACTCTGCTTTTCCGAGTGAATCGCCTTCTCCGCCGAAATGATGCTTAATCGGATGGCAGGCAAAACGGAGGGCGATAGGCAGCGAGCGCCTGTTCCTCTTGCCTAGAACGCAGCGCGGCCTCGTAGCGGCTCTATTCAAGCCGCAAGTCGATGCTCGTAGTAAGGCCGCGTCCGATCTTCAAGTATCGCGTAGAGCGCATCCAAGTTGTTCGGGTCTGAGCGGAATAGCACATGGGGCAGAGCCTACAGCTGCCTCGTCTCGTAGACGTGAAATGCGCAATAGCCGGGGTGTGGCTGAGAAGGGAGGCTTGTGCCATGGCGGGCTGCCCACTTTTCGACCCGCTCTACGCCCTTCTCCCGTGAGCTCACCCTGTAGTTCTTGACCCGGCCGGAGCTGGCGCTGGGATACCAGAAAAGCCTCCACTCTCCCTCTTGATGAATTAGCGTCGCAAAATTGCCAGTCGTATGCGGTTCGATCAGGCGCACCAGGTACAAATCAAGCGGCCCTTCGGCCAGTACCACACGCTCCCATTCAATAGTGATATCGCTCATAGGAGCAGGCTACGCTGGCGGCGTCTCAGTCGATGGGATCGGCGCCACTACGCCGCCGGTGCCCCTGGCGCGTGCACCTGCCAGCCGAAGTCGGCGGGCTTTGGAGCCTGGGCAATGATGTAATCGGGCGTTAACGCCGCGACCTGCTCCGGCGTCATCCCGTCAAGAGTGCCCTGCTGCGCATAGCCCCACTGCCAGATTGCATCACGCCAGGCGATCATGTGCATGGCATCCTGAGCCCACTGTGCCACGCCGCTGTCTTTGTAGGAGACACAGGACACGACGCTGTCGTAGCCGTTCTGCTGGGCCACCCCGTCCATATAGGCCTGCAGCTCTGGCGTGAAGCGCTGGACGATCGAGGCGACCGTTGGAACTGGCTCGGTCTCCGAAAGCGTTTCCCCGGGCAACAGGTCGGACGCATCGAGAATAGCCCGCCAGCTCGTTCCGTCGTTTGATACTGCGAACATGGATTACCTCTCGAATTGATAGCCGACTACGTCGATGTATAGACCACCGGTGCCAGTCCCAGACATTGCATACGCAATCCCCTGACTGGAGTCGCAAGCAAGCGTAGTCGTGAAGTAAGTGCCGCCGGAGCACACCGCCAAGTAGTTCGCAGGCAACGTCGAACCGGGAAGTCCCAGGGTCGCGTATACGGACGGGTTCGCATTGCGCAGCACCACACGAGCGGCGCGTGCCGTCGACGGGAGCGCTCCAGCAAGACTCACAGTCGTCGCGGACGTGGCCGCACCGGCCGTCAACACCGTGGTGAACGCGTCCGTGTAGAAAAAGTCGTTCCCCGCACCGATGACGAACGGTCGAATCTGAGCACTCGCATTCGTACGGAAACTGCCAATGTAACGAGAGCTATTGTCGCCCGTCATTGTGCATGCGTTACCGCGATAGGCGGAAGGCGCCGTCGTGACAATTCGGATGTCCGATGCACCGGCGTTCACGAAGTGGTAGCAGTGATAGGTCGTATTGGCGGCCAGTGCCAGTCCCGACTTTGCAATCGCTGCGTTGGATAGAACCACAGTGCCGAGGCTAGGGATGTACGACGCACCCGCGCTAAACGTCACAGCCTGGGGTCCGACGTACTGAGGTCGAAGGCCATCGATATAGGAAGGCGAGATCTGTGCCACTGCGCTGTTGGCAGTAGCCTGAGCGGCCGTGGCACCAGTTTGCGCGGCGCCCACTAGTCCGTAGAGCTCGGTGTCGTTGCCCTGCAGCTTTTCTAGCGCTGCGCGCCGATTGTCGCCGCCCGAACCGTCCGGTGCTGTCCCGAAGTTGATGGTCTGCTGTGCCATGGGTGCCTCAGTGATTTAAGAAGCCAAGCGCAAGGCATGGCGACGAGCTCACAGCCCGTAATTGGTGATATCGAGGATGAGCAACGATGGCGTCATCTGGTTGAGCTGCGCGGGGCTGCCGGGCACCGTGGCCACAGCCAGGTAGCTCAAGCCAACGGTGCCCCCGCTGACCGTTGATCCCTGCACCTGGTTGAAGCCCGTCTGGTTCCACACGCGAAAGCCGAACCGGAGGTGACACACCGCGTACTGCTTGCTCGCGTCGTAGTTGAATGGGCCAACGGCATTGAGCTGCATGTCGATCACCCGCAGGTAACGCATGCTCCCATCAAACGTCTTGTTTCCGCTCGCATCGAATACCTGGAAGCCGAAGTTCGTCGCCGTGGCCGGCGGGCTGTCGAAGATAAGGTATTTGGTCTGCGTCCCGACGCCGCCGCCGGCGGTAATGTTGAAACCCCAAGTTCCTGTCGACGCGTCTTGCAACCAACACACCGCAACGGCCGGGTTGCTTCCTGTCACCGCAATCAGCGGATTTTTCAAGCCTGATTTCGAGAAGGTCACCGACGAGTTACCGCCGGCGGCAGTGGCGGTGTCTGTGGCCTTCGCGCCCATCTCGACAACCGCCAGGTTTGCATACGTATCGTCGATCTGAACGGTGACGCCGTCAGCGTTGAGGATTTGGAGCCCGGCCGGCATCAGTAGACTCCGTAAATCAGGCTCTTATTGCTTGGCGTCCCCTGCGTCGACGGCGTCCATGAGATCGTGCCACCGCTGACGGTGATGACCGGGTAATAGCGCTCGCCACTTGTGTGGAGAAACGCGTACCAGATGATCCCCTGCGACGCGTTGGGGACGTTCACGGATCCGGTGCTGCCTGCCGGGATCGAGGCAATGCCGCTGACCCGCGTGATGCGGGTGGTGATGTCGACGATGATGTTCCCCGCAGCGTCGAACGTCTGAAGACCAGCGGGCATTACCAGAGGCCCCAGCGCACGCGGAGTGTCCCATTGTTGTCGTAGGTGCGGCCGCCGTTGCCGTCGATCTCGGTACGGCCACTTGCGCTGGAACCGCGCATGATCATGCTGCCTGACTTATCGATCGACCACAGCGGGTTGCCATTGACGTCCAAGGCCGTGGTCTGGATCACGCCACCGATCATGGCGTTGGTAATCCAGCCCGTGCCGATGAAAGCTTGGTTGATGAAGGTCTGGCCGCCCTGGATCACGAAGGGCGTCGTGGTCGCGTTGTTACTCACGTTGATCAGGGCAAAGCGATCAGCTTGGAACAGGATCTGCGATTGCGCGATTCCGCTCGAGTTATCAACGCCAATGGCCATGCCTGCGGCGTAGTACTGCCCACCGGTGCCGATTTGCACCTTGATCTGATACGACGCCGACACGGAGCCATTGAGGTTTGCGATCGCCGTGGCATTGGTCTGCACATTGGCATTGGTTGCGCCGAGCGAGGCCTGCACATTCGTGATTTGGCTCGCCATGGCGCCGTCGGCATCGATGCGCGCCTGACTCTCGGCCTGGACAAGCGCGGTGAAGCCATTCATCGATGCAGCTACGGTGTCGACGCGCTTGGACAGGGTAGTGTCGCCCGACTGCTGGGCATAAAGCAGCGTCCAGGTGCCGGCGAAGTTGACCGTGTCGCCGGCGAACGATGTCTCGTCGCCCGCTAGATCAAGGTCGATGCTCTCGATGGGCTGCAGCAGATCCTGCGCCAGCTGCGTCTTGGTGATCTGGCCATTGAGGTAATCGAGGATCTCCGTGGCGTCGGAGCTCGACTGGCCATTCACGCCGGCGCCCGTCGGGTACCACGGGCCAATATTGCCTGTCCTGTCGACCAGCCTGCCCCAGAAGAAAAACGATGCGCCAGCGGCAAGGCCGTTCATAGACATCGAGTTGCCCGGGTACGCATAGTCTCCGAGCTTCGTGGCAGTGGCCAGGGTCGGGGTCTGGCTGTACCAGATCTCCGTACGCTGCGTGTCCTCGGCGCCGTCCGGAAAGCCCCATTGCAGATCGATGCCAAAGACCTTGCCGGTGGCGGTCAAGAATGTCAGCGATGGCGGTGCGCCAGTCTTGCCTTGCACCTCGGTCAGCGCGCTATATGCCGGGACCGAAGCGACGTTGCCGACATTCATCGCCGTGACGCGCGCCATATATTGGCCGGTGTAGATGCCCTGGATGTCTATCTCAGCTGTAGCCACGGTGCCAGCCTGGATCCACTGGCCATTGTCTTTCTGCCACTCGACCTTGTACGACGCAGCGCCAGCGGGCGCGTCCCAGCTGATAGTCATCACGTTGGTGGCGATGCCTTGCACCGTGACGACGTTGCTTGTGATCTTAACGTTGGCAGGCGGGGCCTGAAGGCCCGTGGGAAGCCTGCTGATGGGTGGCAATTGGATCGCCGTGCCGCTGTCAATCGCAGCGAACTTCCCCGCGACGTGCTGCACCGCGCTGATCGTAAACGTGATGGCGGAATCGGACTTGTCTTCCTGGACGCTCGTTACACGAAACGTCTGGGCTGCCAGCGTGCTGCCCTGCACGACCCAAGCGCACTGCCCCGCCGGAACTTGACTGAAATCGCTGCCCACGGACAGCGTTCGACCGTTGATCGCACTGATCGTGCGCGTTTCAGCGATGCCCGTCGGCATAACGATGGTGAGGGTGTCGCCAACGCCTACCTGGTCGGGCGCACGATCAACTGTGACTGTATCGATGGTCGCACCGCTGATGCGGCCGCCCTGACGCGCGCCTGCACGCGCAGCGTCCGCGACAGTGATGATCTGGCCAGGAGCGCACCGAAGGCCCTCTAGCCCCACCTGGAAGGTCACGGAGTCTGTTTCGAGCTGACTACTGAGCACCGCCCACTTGCCGGCGCGCTGGGCCTGACCTTGCGACGTGCAGCCAAACGCGACCAGCGACGTCGGCTGTATGCCATAACGCGCCAGCCCGTCCGGATCTTCGTAGTACTCGGTCGCTTGGTTGTAGAAATTGCTTGGGTCGTTCCAGGTTACCAGCGCGGTCGTATAGCGAGTCTTGCGGCTGGTCGACTGATAGGTGAACTTCCCGCCGACTACGTTGGCCTGGGTATAGGGGTAAACCGGATCGCTCGGCATGTCGGCCGACGCCGTGATCGTGCCTGCGCCCCAGAAGGCCAAGCCACGGAAGATCGACGCCAAATCGCCAAGCAGTTTGTAGGCGTCCTCCTGCGACTGCAGGAATGCGTTGCATGTAAATCGCGGCTCCTGCCCGCCGTTCCCGTCGTCGACAAGCTGATCGCAGTACTGAGCGATCTGGTACAGGCCCCATTTGTCGACCAGCGCAGCGTTGATCAGATCCCCGAGGCCAAACCGCGTCTGCGTGATGACGTCATAGAACACCCATGCCGGGTTGTTAGTCCAAGCGGTCTTGAATGTGCCATCCCAGACGCCGGTGTAGGTGCGTGTGCCCGGGTCGTAATTTGACGGGACCTGGACCATGCGGCCCCAAAGATCGTAGGCGCGCGCGGGAATGGTCTGGAACTGCGAGGCGTCGCCGCTTATCGCGATGTAGGCGCTGTTCGGGTAACGCAACTTCGCGTCGATGATTTCGGTGTAGCTGACCACCGTCATTGTGTCGGCAACCGTCGCGCTGTTCTGGTTAGGCGTGAGGCGTCGGATGCGGATAGTCCAGCCGGCATTGGCCGTCGGCAAGTCGACGCGGATGCTGCGCTGATAGGGGCCCGACTGCTTGCCGGTGAACGCCGACGTCATGACCGTTTGAAAGGCCCCACCGTCGGTCTGCACGTCGATCGCGAACTGGATCGAATAGCCCTCGATGTTACCGTTCGAGGCGTTCGTCTTCTGCAGGGACGGTACCCCGATGGTCAGGCGTATCCCGGACAGCTCGGTGTTGGCGAGCGCACGCGTCCAGGGCGCATCGGACTTCAACTCTGTACCGACAGTGATCTCGTTCTCGACGCTGGAATAGCCGGGTATGTAGCTCTGGTCCTGAGTCCCAGTTCGAAGGTCGACGTGTACTCCTTGGAAGTTCAGTGATCCGTCGGCGTTGGCCACGGGCGTCTGATCAAGGTAGACAGATTGCAGGCCATTCACGAGACCGCCAATTTCGCCCTCGCTCACCAAGTCGAGTATCCGGAAATACGAAATCGACCGGAGACTGTCGGGCGCCTCAGTTGGGGTTTTCGCACTGCTGCTGCCCTTGGCGCCACGCAGGTTGATCTCGTTCATGGCACCTGAATTCCTCGGACAAAAAAAAGCCCGCTCAAGGCGGGCTGGTGGGTCGATGTGGGTTTCGGTCAGGCCGGCAGCGTGTCGTATGGTGTCTTGAGGCTGCTGCCACCGGGCACACCGCCGCCCACACCGGCGGAGGCTGGGCTGTAGTCGTCAGCTTCCATGCCGGCGGAGATGACTGCCGAGCCGACGATCATGCGGCCGTAGAGCACCGGAACTGGGTTGCCCTGTGCGGTCGTGTTGACGGGCCCACTGAATACATAGCTGGCTTGGTTGTCCGCGCTATCCGCGTTCTTCTGGAGTTTCGGTTGCGGCGAAAGCATCTGCACGATGCCGCCGGCGACCAGGCTCACGCCAAGAGTGGTCAGGTATCCGGTGTGGAAGAAGAGTACGTCGGCCGCGATCAGCACAGCACCGAGCACCGTCTGCAATAGACCCTGCTTGGAACCGGCATGCACTGGCGCGAACGTGATGCAGTCTCCAGCGGGCTCGGCGAGCTGGTCCCGGCCAATGTTTTCCCGCGTGTTGCCGCGACCTCGGAAAACGGCAAAGGTTATGCCTTTCAGGTGCGCGGTAGAAAGGTACTGTCGCGCCGACGGGAATTGCGAAACAAGCCAGCGCACGGCTTCAGCCGGAGTCTTCGTATCGAGCCGCACGAGGTGCGTCCGTCCATATTTCTTGCCCATGGTGGACAGGAGGCGGATCTCAGTAAGACCGTTCATTCAAGGGCCCCAGAAAGAAAAGCCCCGCATGTGCGGGGCTGACATCACGTAGACGATGGCGATAGAAAGGTGCCGCCATTCATATCCATGGATATTCGCCATCGCCTCAACGTGGGCGAAGGCACACTAAGCGGCTGCTCTTTCATCGTCATCGTGTGAACCGCGCATAGCCCAGCTCCGTTCGGATCGTTTCCGACACCAATGAGGTGGTTACCTGGGGATAGCGAGAATGCTGCCGCCTCGGATGGCTTCAGGGTCGCAGCAATCTTCCCGTCGATGAAGAACCCAACCTTGCATCCCGATCCCACGACGCCGCTATCGCGGGTCACAACCAGGTCCGGTTCGTGCCCGTCCGCCCCAAAGGCGAATATGCGGTCATGAGGCACCGGCGTCGCTGCATCGCTACTAACGGGAGTGGTCGTACACCCAGCCAAGGCTAGCGCTAGCAACGCCGCCGGCCATGTCGCTTTGATCCTGACCATCACGCATCCCCTGTCCATGTCTCGACAGTGTGCCATGACTCAGCCAGGTCGCGCATCGCCCGGTGGCCGCGCCACCAAGCGCAGGTTTTCCAGCCAGTAGCCACCGAACACATCCCGGCTGGAAAGACGACCATGCATGTGGTGCAGCATCAGCCCGTCGCCCAACCAGATCCCGGCATGATTCGGCACGAGGTTGTGGCTTCTCACTTGCATGAGCAGTAAGTCGCCTCGCTGCACGGGCAAAGGGTTGGAATCGCCCTTGCGCCAAATGATCGTGAATCGGCACTCCGCGATATGGTCCGTGTACAAGTCGGAATGGCCATCATTCCACCACTCGTCTCGACGCGCAAAGTCCGGCAGCGCCAGCCCCCATTCCTGCGCATACCAATCTCGCACCAGCGTGTAGCAGTCGAGCACACCGTGCGCGAACGGGCGGCCGACCAGCGGTGCTTCGTAGCCGCACGGCGAGATCACAGCCACTTCCGTCACAGCGACGGCGGCGCCCTCCCTGGACAGCCCGATGATGGCCCAGGGGCATTCCGATGCCTCGCACGCGACGCGGTCCGCCTCTGAAGGGCGCGCGGGAGCGTCAGGGTGCGAGTGCACCACCATCACGACCTCACCGGCGTCGTCTGCGCCAGCGAAGTCCTCCGGAGCCACCATGAAATGCTCACTCGGAGTGGTGGAGATATTACGGCACGGCCAGTAGCGCTCCCTGCCCTTCACGATCACAACCAAACCGCACGACTCGCGCGGGTATTCCGCCAGCGCGTGAGCGATGGCAGCGGCCTGCGTTTCTGGTGTCATTTAATGAGCGACGCGGCTGGAAAGCTACCGTAGGGAAGCTCACCGTTTTGACCGAAGCGCAGCCGACAGGACGAAAGGCGACCACCGCAGCGGTCCTGAGCAGGATCCGATGTCGGTGAATCGTCGGCTTTAGCCACGGCCGGCCCTGTATAGCCGCAATTAGGCCCACGATAGCCGCCACGAGAGAGCCAGCCGCACGAGTTGGCGATGATCTGCCGGCCAGGAGTTTGTCGGCCGTTGAAGTCCAGGGCGCTTGACAGCTCCCACGTCACGGTCGTGTTGTCCTCGGCCGATCTGCGTTCCAGGAACCACGCATCGGGCGGGGCTTCTTGTGTTGGATCGGCGGTCGGGTTGTTCTGAAAGGAGCCGTCCCAATCAAACGTTGTCGCCCCCGTAGCTGCCTGTCCCAGCGTGCCAGCGCCAGTAGAGCTCACGGTGTAGTCCGTTACGGTAACGTTCGCCGTCCCCGTCGGGATGTAGACGCCAGGGCAGTTCTGCACGCCGAAAATATGCAGCTTGGCGCCTACGGCTCCGCCGCGACTCGTGAGCGACGAGGCCTGGCCGATGTACGGCTGTGCACGCGTGGCGGTCGCCTTTGGCGTGAATTTGTACCCAAGATGCCACCAGCCATTAAGCTTCACGGCGGACAAGCTCGCGAAGCCATTCAAACCGAAGGTACCCACCGCAAACTCAGCGCCCCACGTGCCGTGTGTGAGGTCAAAGTTGATCGCTGATGCGGCGAGAACGGTATTAGAGGCGTCCTGCTGGTTGCACTGGAAGCATACGAAGCCGGAACCGCTGTCGCGAATGCGCGCGCGAAAATTACATGCTCCGTCCTGGTCGACAATGACGTTCGAGGTGTTGGTGGCCACTGCAATTTGCGGCGCTGCAGTCGCCGCCGAGGTGATGATGGCGTAGTTAGCGGATCCATCGGGCGCGCCATCCGTGCCCAAGGTCAGGGTCACATTGCTGACACTGGCGCCGATCAGCGTTGCTGAGTTGCGAACGCTATTCGTGCGCGGCACGCCGAACAGTGCCGTGCGTCCCTGCCAATCGGTTCGATGAAGGCCACCGACGGCGACACCAGCAACGGTACCCGCCGACCCGCCGAGCTGGAACGCAGTGCCGACAGGTGCGAAAGCCTGCTGCACAGCCGTCTTCGGTGGACTGTTCTGTGGGTCCAAGTACTTGGCCAGCGTCCTGTGTCGAATGAGCTTCGCGCCGACGAGATCCTGATAAGCCAGGCACAGTGCTGTCATGCGGCCATTGACGTTTCCAGCCGAGAGTGTGGGTGTCGGTGGCTGGTTCGGATTGAGCTCGAAACCCTGCGTATCGATAGGCCACGGCGAATACTCCGTGCCCTGCCACCACACCGGCCCGACCTGCGTATACCGATGGAAGAACAGCCGGTCGGCTCCTAAAGCGGTAGCGTCCAGCTCGAATAGCTCGACCCAACCGCCTGGTTCGAGCAGCTGGATGTCGGCATTGAGCGTCACGGTGCGAATACCTGCTGGAATGTGGTCGTGATCTGGTACCAGTCGTCACCGTAAGGGAGGGGCTGATAGCCGGCGGATCGGTATAGGCCCTGCGTAGCCCCTGGCACTGGCGGCGTCCAATAGAAGGAAGCCGCGCCCTGGTGGGCATCCAAGAAGTCCATAATCGGCTGCATATCGGCCGTCTGGCCAAAGAAAGTCAGTGGCCAAGATCCCGACTTGTTGTTCAGGCCGTCGGGGACCGCCTGCGAGTAGCCGTCGCCGAACTGCGCGGTTCGCACCGCGAAGGCGATGGTACCCGTCGGCTCCGACACATGGTCCCAAACAAAAGTGTCCGTCACTGACCGTTCCTCCAGCGCCACAGCAGCCCGCCAGGCTGCATTTCTCTCTGGATGCTCTGCTTGGCCAACTGGTTCATCTGGTCGCCGAACTGGCGAAGCAGGTCGTTGCTCGAAGAACCCTGCTGCGACTGCTGATTGCCACTGCTGTCCAAGACGATATTCGTTTCCATGTTTATATCGCCACCGCCGCCGCTACCACCTGACGAACGAACCCCGAGGTTTCCGTTGCTGTCGCGGACAAGGGGCACGATGGCCTCAGGCCCCGCTTCGCCGAACAATGCCATCGGCGCCATCGTGGGTTGCATGGCCACGCCATTCGTAAATGCGCCGCCAGCAGCAAAGGCCTTGATTACGGCCCCGTCAGCGAAGACATTCCCGCGGGCGCTGGCAGTGAAGTTCGAATATGACCCAATGTAATCCGTGGACGGGATTTCGTTGATGTCACCACCGCCACCGCCAAACAGACCAGTGAGCGCGCCAAAAAGCGCCTTAGTGGCCTGCTGCGAGGCCATCTCGGCAGCGACTCGTTGGATGCCCTTCAAGATGTCTGAAATCAGGCTCTTGAATGCATCCCCAAGGTTGTGCACGTCCTGGATGCCATCGGTCAGGAACTCCGACAAGCCATTCTGGAAGGCATCCTGCGCCCCCTGCTTGAGCTGAGCCATGTACTGGCCAGCCAAGTCGGTGGCGTTCGCGATGTCCTTGACCTTCTGGGCAAACTGCTCTGCCGTGGCGAGCGCCTGCGGATCTTTCGAGGCCTGCGCCGCTGCAAGCTGCGCCGCAGCGATCTGCTGGAGCACAGGAAGGCGGGATTTCTCCAGCTCGATGATCTTTTCTTCGCCTTCGGCCTGGAACAGCGTGCCGTTGGCGATGTCGCCCTGCACGCCGGCGATGGCCGTGGACAGGGATTTGAGCTGCGAGTCGGCCTGTTCCTTCTGGTCGTTGAATTGCGCCATCGCCTCCGCTTGCGCCCGGGCGGCATCAAGGGCTGCCTGGCGATCCGCGTCGGAGACACCGCCCTTCTTAAGCAGGTCGTCGAGCTGCTGCAGCTGGATCTTGAGCTGCGCCTGGCTGGCCGCGTATCGATCGCCCTGCAGCTGCGCCAGCTTCGACTCAGCGGTCAGCTGATCGGTATAGAGCTGCTTTTGAGCCGCACGCTGCTCGACGGTGTTCTCGGCGAGCGCCTGTTGGCGTGCGATCTCTTTTAGCTGCAGCTGGCCATCGATCTGGGCGATCTGCGCCTGCTGGGCAACCTGGGCGGCGGCGTCGTTCTGGGACGTTGGCACGGCCGCGGCGGCGGCGCGCTTGGCCTTGAGAGTCGCGACTTCCTTGTCGAACTCGTCGTTGATGATCTTGGCGCGATCGCTGTAGTACTGCTGCAGCGAAATCGTGCCGTCCTGATACTGCTGCTTTTCCTGTTCCTCGAGCAGCTGCGCGTGAGCGGTGTAAATCGCAAGCTCAGCGTCGAGCTGGGCCGAGATCAGCTGGTAACGTGCTTGGCCAAGGGCCTTCAGACGCGCAATGTTCTCGCTGTCATCGCCCGCGCCAATAGCACCCTCGCCGCCCTCGGCCGGCTTCTTTGGCTCGCTGTTGAATAGCGAATTGACGGTATCGGAGGCGTCCTTTTTGATCGATGCGATGAGCGTCTTCAGCTGGGTCGCGTTGTTTTGCACGCCCTTGGCGAAGGCATCAGGGATCTTTGCGAAATCGCCGCTGGCGAGCGCGACCACTGCGTCCTTCGTTGCGCCGATGTATCCCTTGGCCGACTCAACGGCGGCACCTACCAAGTCACCGATGGCCTTGCCGACGGTGACCGCGATCACCACCAGGCCCTTGAGCACATCGCCCACGATTTCGCCGACGGACTTGAGCCCGTCTGCGCCGCTTTCGGTGGCCTGCAGGAAGGTGTCCATGCTTGCCTGCAGAGCAGGCACCAGGCCGGAAACGAATTGCGCGGTCGCGCCCTGCCCCCGGGTCTTGAGCTCGGCGAACTGCTCGTTCACTTCCTTCATCGCGGTCACGGTGTCGCCACTGAGCAAGATGCCCAGGTCGCGCATATGGTCGATGTAGGACTGCAGGCCATCCTTGGCGACGTCGTCGATGACCGGCTTGATTGCTTCGAACTGCTTGCCGAAGAGCTGCACACCGATGGCCGCCTGATCGGCGGGATTCTTCACCGCCGCCAGCTTCGAGGCGATCTCCTGAAACTGTTGGTCGGGCGAAAGCTTCTGCAGATCCTGAAAATTGATCTTCAGCTGATCGAAGGGTGCGAGGGCTTCCTTCGATCCCTGCCGCGCTTTGCCGATGGTCACGTTGAGCTTGCCAACGGACGCCTCAACCTGGTCGACGGCAATATGGTTCTTAGTCGCCGCCGCGGTAAGGCCCTGAACGGCATCGGTCGATAGGCCCGTAGCCTTCGCAAAGTCGTCGATCTGGTCGGCGTGCTCGAACGCGGACGCGATCGATTCCTTGAACGTGTCGAACAACGCACCCAGCGCGAGGAAGCCGACGAGCTCTTTGCCGAGATCCTTTACCTCATCGCCGAACTCCGACCACGCGCCACCGGCTTCGGCCGCACTCTTCTTCGATTCGGTGCTTACCGTTCGAAAGGCAGTGACGACATCAGCCAGGCCCTCGGCGGAAAATCGGACGCGGACGTCCTCATTGGCCATGGCGGTTCTTCTCCAGAATGGCGGGTGCGCGCGGCATCGGTGTTTTCTTCTTCTGGTGAGGCGCCAGCGCCGCCCAGAGCTGCAGCTGGTTCATGTAGAGGCGTTCCGCTCCATCCCGGATGCGATTGAGCACCACCAGCAAGCCATCACGGATCGGCCAATGAACGACAACGCGAGCGCGATCGGGATCGAAGTCGGCGATCAGCCGGACGATGCCCGTCCAGTCTCCGTAGGTACTGGCTCCTCGCTCTCTTTCGGGAGCGCCTCTTCCCCCGAAGAGCTCGGGGAAATCCTCGCGGAGGCGATCCCTGTCGCGAAAAAATGCGCGAGTAACTGGGCGCTTTCGGCGCGCAGCAGCGCCTTGGCCGCAGGATCCGTGGTGGCACCAAGTGCGCGCTCGGTTTCCATCGCAACGTCGCGCGTCCAAGCCGCGCCATCGGGAACCAGCAGTCCGGCCATGATCGGTAGCAGCACGGGCGCCAGCTCGCGCTGCATCCGGTCGACGAACGTCCGCGGCGTCTCGTGCGCACCAGCCTGGAGCTTGTCCAGGCCGGCCGCACGGACCTGTTCCATCAGGTAGATGTCCTGCGCGAAGGTCGTGTGGGTGGGTCGCGCGTACGCGACCCCATCGACTACGAAGCGCATCAGAGCTCCAGTTCAGCCCGGAAGTACTGCGACAGGCCGTCCGGCTGAGTGTCGTCCGCCAGCACGGTGCCCTTGATGGACAGGTTGCCGAAGTCGTCGGTGATCAGGCCGAGCTGGTCGGTCGCACCGATGCGCACGCGGAACGCGCGGATCACGAAGCGCTTGCTCTGCTGGGCCTCGTTGAAGCCGGGGAAGTAGAACTCGTAGATGCCAGCAGCCTGGGTGAGCGCCTGCAGAACCGTCTTGGCGCCATAGCCGAACGACACCTTGACGCTCTCGGCGTCGGTGATGGCGGAGCCCTCCGGCACGATGATGCCGCCATCGGTGACCTGGTAGTCGCCAGCACCCGAGGCGTCCACCTCATCATAGGTCACGTCGCCGGTTGCCGATTTGACGGCGGTGACCGTGTCCGCGAACTGTGACAGCAGGTTGAGGCCGCCCTTGTAGAGGGTTACCACCTCGTCCACCTTGGTGCCGGCCGCGAGCTGGCTCAGGTCGCCCAGAAAGCCGATGGCCAGGTTGTTCGGGCTGACGTCGCTCAGGGTCGCGGCGAAGTCGACGCTGGAGATGCGGCGCACCTCGTTGCGCGTGCCGCCGCCGGGCTTCGTGCGGTCAACCAGCGTCTTGACGTCTTCGGTGACGCCGAAGGTGATGGCGCTGGCATTGCCGAGCTCCTGCAGGCCAGTCGTGGCGCCGACCTTGCGGACGTAGCCCTTGCCGGTGCCGATGTAACTGTAATCGGTCATGGGAAATTGCCTCAGCCGCTCACGCGCGGCGATGCGCCCCCGGCATGCGGGAGGTGGAAAGAAAGAGGTTGCGGTTACCGCGGCAGCGGCAGATATGTGGCGTCGTAGCGAAGCTCGACACCAATCCAGTTGATGCCGTCGGCGCCAGGAATCTGCTGAGAGCTAGCGAAGCGTGGATAGGTCGTTTGCTTCGGAAATGCGACGGCCCTGCCCTGCACGGCAAAATCGATGTCGTCGATCAGGTCATGCAGGACCTCTTGCCCGTTGTCGAAGTCGCAAGAGATCTTGGCGAGGATCGCAATCGATGCGAGCTTACCGCCCAGCGGTACGTTCGGGTCCGTCGGACGCTGCGTGGTGTCGACCATGACGGCCAGCAGGATGGGATTGCTTTCGTCGGGAACCTGCGACGGTTCGTCGGTAACGTTGGCGCCAGCATCCGTCCGGTAGCCGGCGGCCGTGCGGATCTGCTGCAAGCAGGCCACCATCGCCTGCACGAGCTGCCACGACCTGGGCTTTTCGCGATCAGCCATGGACCACCCACTGGGCTATCGACTGGTCGATGGCCGCCTGACTCTTCAGGCGCCACACGTCCGAGCCGATGGTGACGGTGGCTTCCTTCTGAGGACTGGGAACGTCCTCGAGGAAGATGGAAAGGAGACGACGACGCCCCACAACCGGAGCGGCATCCTCGCCGAACTCCTGCTGCGACTCGTCGAAGTAGCACCGGCACGGGATCGCCGTGCCGGTGCCAACCTGGTACTGCCCGCTGTCGCCCATGCCGACGGCCACCATCGCAGAGTGGATGGTGGCGTCCATCGCGCGCAGGGAGTCCAGCTGCGACATTACAGCTTGCCGCGGAGCAGGACTTCCGGACGGGTGCAGACATACAGCGGATAGCTGTACACCTCGACATCGACGAAGCTGTTGCGGTCCTTGTCGGGAACCGTCAGCGCGTAGTTGTCCTGGCCCAAGGTATTCACCCAGTCGAACGACTCACCCGGCGACAGCGCGCGCTGGAACACGCCGGGGGCACCCACGGGGAAGAACTTGACCTTCTCGGGAGCGACCGACACTTCGTTGTCGTCGGAGCCACGGTAGTTCACCCAGGTGATGCCGCCGAAGTCGAACGTGCCGAAGGCATTGCCGTCGCGCAGGTCGCTGGCTTCCTGCTGGTTCAGGAACGTGCGTGTGACTTCGTCGTGGTCGGTAAAGGCGTCCCAGAAAGCGTCGCCGCAGAGGCCGTAAACGCGCGTGGACTGCACGAACGCGCCCTTTGCCGATCGCGCCATCTGCCGGACGATCTCGTTGCACTTCTTGCGCAGGCCGGTCTTCGACTGCGACAGGGCGAAGGCAATCTCCGCCGGCTTCTGAATGCCCCACTCCTGGAACCAGTCGCGGATAACGCTGCCGTCGGCATCCAGCACGGTACCCTGGATGGCGCCCAGGCGCATATTTTCATGCGTGTAGGCCATGTCGTTGCGCAGGTTGACCATGCGGGTCATGACCTCGTCCTGAGCCTGCTGCAGTTCGGTTTCGGAGCCGAAAGCGCGGATTCCCTGGATGGACGAGGCATTGATGCGGTCACCCTTGGCCACACGCACGGTGCGGAAGTCGCGGATGTTGCGGGAATTGCGGCCCGCCTGCGGCAGCGGGGCGCCGCGGGGCGTGGTCTGGATGATCGAGAGCGCCGTATCGCGCTTCTCAATGGCGATGGTCTCCGTGCGCACCGGATTGTCAGTGAACAGGTTGAGGGTACCGAGCCACTGGGGCACGTACGGGACCTTGTTGAGCGCATCCGTCAGCTCGAACGTGCTGAACGCGTCGCCCTGGAAGATATCGGGACTGGCCATTTACTACCTCCGGGTAAAAGAAAGGCCCGCCGAATTGGCGGGCCTGATGTGTGACGCTCGGCGCGAGCCGGCGAACGATGGTGTTACGGGGCGACGATTATTCGTCGGTGACGACGATGACGTCGGTGTCGGCTTCCGTGTGGCTCGCAGCAGTCGCCTTGAGGACCACGTTGCCGGCAGTGTCGAGCTGGATGCCAGACCAGGTGACGATACCGTTGACGGCGGTCTTGGCGCCGCCGCCGGTGAGCGCGCCAGCGCCCGACTTGATGGCCAGGGTCACCGACGTGGTGTTGTCGCCTTCGATCAGGTCGCCGTCGTCGTTCTCGATGCGCACCACGACATCACCCAGTGCGGTCGCCTTCACGCCACCGGCCGGGAACTCGATGAACGAAAGGACAGTGCCGCCAACCGACACCACGATGTCGCCACCGAAGCGATCGATGAGGCCGAGACCAGCAAGCACGCCAAGGGCAGCGGCCTTTTGCGTGGCCGTCAGGCCGGCCTTCCAGTTGAGGTAATCGCTGTTGATCTCGGCATCACGGTTCACGACCGTACCGGCCACGGCCGCGGCCGTGGCATCGACCGGACCGAACAGGATCGCTGCAGCGCTCTGGCTGCCGTCGGCGGCGGCGGGATCGAACAGCTGATAGAGGCCGCTTGCAGTGACCTTGCCGAGCACGGCGCCGGCGGGATACGTGGCACCGGAGACGAGCTTCACGACCGAGCGCGAGCGCGTGCCGTTGGCTTCCGACACCACGAAGGCGCCGGCGTGGATGGGTTCATTGAGCACGGTCATTGCTTCTTACCTCCGAATCGGGAAATGGTTGTCGCCCACTGGCTGGGCGGCTGGTGGGTGACGCCGGAGTTCCCGGCGGGTGGTGCGGTAACGAGCTCGGGCCCGACATCAGCCTTCAGCGCAGCAATGCTCTTGCGCGCCTGTTCGGCGGACAGGCCTTGCTTGATGTATTCGCCCGCCAGGTCTTTCACGCCGGCGGCAACGCAGAAGTCCACGATGCGCGCGGCTTCCTCAATGACTTTGTCGGGCGCGCGGGTGTCGATGGTTGCCGTTTCCTTGGCATAGGACAGCACGGCAGTCACGACGTCGCCGGCGAGCTTGGACGTAGCCAAGGCTGCGGACAGCACACCCATGCGCATCGTGCGAGCGGCCGCGAGCTGCTCCTCAGCATCGTCGGGACTATCCTTCTTCGGATCGTCCTCGCTGCCGGTCGGATCATCATCGGGATCGAGGACGGCCTCCGGCTCGGGCTCCGGCTCGCCCGGCGGCGACGCTTCGGCCGGATCCGGGTCCGGAATTGCTTCGGGCTCCGGTTCCGGGTTGGCTAGATCGGCCATCACGTCGTACAGGGTGCCCTGTCGATCAGCCAGGCCGGCAGCGATCGCAGCGGCGCCAGTGAACGTGCCTGCCTGTGTGGCGCGCACTGCGTCCGGATCCATGCCGCGATAGGTCGCCACCGAAGAGACGAACAGGTCATACAGGGTGTCCGACTCTGCCTGCGCTGCCTGCTGCGCTTCAGGGGACAGCGGAAAATGTTGGTTGAAGTCGATTTTGCGCGCACCGCTGAAGATCGGCGTGATCTTCACGCCAGCCTTCGCATCAGCGCCGCTCTGGTCGCAGTGATAGAACACAACACCGACCGAACCCGTGCCGCCGGTGCGCGATACCCAGATCTCGTCGCATGCGGCGGCGATGGCGAAGCAGCCCGAGTAGGCCATGTCGTCCACAAGGCCGATGACGCGCTTGGGGCCACCGCTGGACTTGCGATTGGCGTAGATGTGATCCGTCAGGTCGAAGCATCCGCTGGCCATACCGCCAGGCGAGTTCATGCGCAGAACGATGGCGTCGACGTTCGAATCCGTGAGTGCGGCGTCGAAAGCGCGGCGGATGGCGACATAGCTGGTGGGGCCTTCGCCGCACGCATCAGGCATCGGACGGTTTACCAGCGCGCCGGAGATATTGAGGATCGCTACCTTGTCCGGATCGATCCCGGCAGGCGCGTCACCAGCAACGGTTGCGGCATCGCCCGCTGCCATGCGGATCGCCGGCGGCGTATCGATCGCGCCGCTCACGTAGGCTCCCACCAGCTGCTCACCGATGCTCGGATGCACCAGCAGCGGATGCCCGAACGCATGCGCATGCACCTTGGCCACAGCGGAATTGTTGGAGCGACCGAATAGCCGCGATAGGATCGAAAGGTTACGCGTCGGCTGGCTCATTGATGACCTCGTTGGGTTCTTTGGGAACGACCGGCTGCATGCTCTTCGTCGCCTGCCGTCCGTCTGATGTGTAGGCCAGGCCCGCGGCGTCGGCGCGCTTGTTTGCTTCGACGTTCTGCGCGTCGACCGTCTCCGGATCGTCGCCGTTGGCGAGCACCACCGCATCGCGGCTCTTGAGGCCCGCAGCGATCGCCTTGATGTCGGCGTCCACGTCCTGAACGGGATGGCTGTAGGGCCAGCCCTGTGGCACCCAGAGCGTCTCGACGTAGTCCTCGCGCAGATCGGCGTAGTCAGGCAGTTCGAGCACGCCTCCCAGCACGGCGGCGTCGAAGAAGGCCTCACGGATCGGCTGTAGCGCCTGTGGAATGAGATAGAGCCACTGGTGCTGTTCAAGCCAGCGGCGGAATTCGTTGAGGATGAGCTTCAGCGCGCGATCGCTGACGTTTCGCAGATCGCCAGTCAGCACCTCATAGGGCACGCCGTGCTTCGCGGCGATCGCCATCAGCTGCGCGCGGAGGAATTCGGGGTATGCCGAGCCGGCGTCGGGAGGCGTGGCGAATTCAACCTCCCACCCGGGCGGAAGTTCAGCAGATGTACCTGGTTCCAGCGCAGCCAGCGGCGTGCCGTCCGGATCCTGCCCGTGCGCGGATTCCGACAGCGGGCCGGCGCCCTCCTCCGGATTCGGCGTCTTGAAGAACACGCCGAACAGGTTTGCGATCTTCTGCCGTTCCAGCACGGCGTCGTCGAACGTGTCGAGGTTGTACATGCGCACGAGCACCGGCGCCGAGCGCGGAACGCCCCGCAGCTGCCCAGCGCGCAGCGGCTGATACAGGTGAATGACCTGTTCCGCCGGGATGCGCACCAGCTGGTTGCCCTGCGTCGTGCCCACCACATCGCCAGGGTGAAACTGATACATCCAGTACGCCACACGCTGCCCGATCGCGTTGAACTCGATGCCGGCGCGTACAGCGTTGCCGTTGCTCGCGGTTGTGTAGTACTCGGCTGGGCACTGCTCCGCCTCGACGACTTGGAGCTGCAGTGGCACCGGCAGGCCATCCGAGAGACGGCGCGAGCGCAGCCGGACGAATACTTCGCCGCCCTCCTCCCACTCACCGGCCATCAAAGCCTGCAGGCCGTAGAAGTCGAGGACGCCATCGGCATCCGCGTACTTGCACCAGCGGTCCCACACCTTCTTGATGGCTGCCTTGAGGATCGCGGACCCGTTGACGGCCTTGGCCACGATGCCGGTGCCGACCAGGTTGGATACGTACTTGTCCGCAGCGGTGCCGGCCCACGGGTCGTTGCGGTGCGCCGCGCGCGAGCGGGCGCGGATCAACGAGAGCGACGTGACCGATACCGTGTTCGGGCCCGCGCTCGTTGGGCGCCAGGCGCGCAGGCGGCGGCCTTGGCCCCCGGCGTTGTACGCCGGCTGCTGTGGCGACGCGCCAGGCAGTTCGAATCCGCGGCTGTCGAGGTTATCCATCAGTACCCGTTCCCGCTCACGAAGGTGCGGAACACACGGCGGCGCAGCGGCCGCAGGGTGATGCCCAGTTCATTGGCGATGTCGATCCGAGCAGCACGCATGGCGTCGAGGCTCTGGTATGTCACCAAGCGGTCGCCGTAGCGGACCTGCTGCACGCCGGCGGCGATGGCACGCTCCAGCGTTTGCAGGTCTTGCTGTGTGTAGGCCACGACTATCTCCCGAGATATTTGCTCTTCGCCGTGCGCATGCGTTGCTTCGGCGCGGCTGATTTCGTGTCGTTGCTTTCGGATGGCGGGGGCGCCACCGACAGATCGAGGCCAAGGTATTGCTGGGCGATTCGGATGGCGGCCAGCGAATAGACGCTTACGTCGGTCGCTTCGTTGCGCCGGCCACCCGCGTCCCAGACCACCCTTGGGCGGCCCTTGACGTATTTCTTCTTCCGCTTCTCGGCCGTCACCTGGTCGAAATAGGTTCGGTCGAACTCATCGGACACCGGCCAGTGCACATAACCTGGGCCAGGCTCGAGAATCAGGTAACGCTGATAGAGCAGCGACTTCGCGGTGTCGGTGCCCACTTCGGACAGGTACACGCCGTTCGCATTCTTCTTGCGCGGCATAACCACGACCGGGCGCGCGGCCTGGCTGGATCCCTTGACCGGGATGAGGAACCGAATCCCCATCCGCTTCGAGAACTTGTTCACCTCGTCCGAGTAGTGGCCACCGTGATCCTGCGTCGCCACCACGACCTGCAGGATGGTTCCATCCTCCCGGCGAAACGTGCGCCGCAATGCCTCGGCGAGCTTGTCCCAGAGCCCAGGCCGGCTTGGGTCACCGAACAGGCGGGTGTATGCCAATGACCAGCGCTCTTCGCCCTGTCCGTATCCGTCGTATTGGATCTCGACGCGATCATCCTGCGTGTCGATCGACGCCACGATAGCCACGACGCCCTTGGGCGCGGGCGCGGCATAGTGCTCCCGGCGGACCATCAGCGCTTGCGCGTCGGTCTTCTCGCCGGTGTCCTCTTCCCATGCCTCGCCGAGCGTGGTGTTGACGAATGCTTTTAGCTTGCTGACATCCCGGCGCGCAGCCAGGAATTCCGAAACAATCTTTCGCCACCCGGTCTGCGAGTACGCAGTCCAGATGTGGAACGCCACCTTGTCAGGCGTTTCGACGACATCGCCGCCGGCCGACCGGAAGTAACCCTCAGGGTCGATCCAGACCCCGTCTTCCGTGGTCCAAACGCCCAAGTGCCATATCGACAGATACTCGGCGTGCGTGAAGAGAGCCTTGCACGACTCGCACAAATAGGCCGCGGTCGACGCATCCTCGCCGATCCACTTCATGCCGAAGGCCGCGTCCTCGCCGCCCCACTTCAATGCCTGCTTGTGGCCGCAATGCGGACACGGCACGTGGTACGTGAACTGCGCGTCGGCCGCATCGTGCAGCTCGTCGATATACGACTCGCCCTTGGTTCCGGGCGTGCTGCCACGAATCGACTTGGGGAATGTGGCGCCTTCGAGACGCTTGTCACCCAGCGTTACCGCGTCACCCTCGTTCTCGATGTCGCGATCAAAGCCGTCGAGCTCATCGAAATACGCGACGTCCTTGGATAGGCGGCGATAGTTCTTCGCTGCCTTGCCACCCCGGATATCCAGCGTGCTGCCGAGGAACACCTTTTTCGACAACGTGTTGTATTTCGACTTCGTGTTGAAGTACGGAAAGACCCGCTGCACCGCCGCGCAGTCGCGCAGCATGGGGTCGATCTCGTCCTTGACGAAGTCCTTGGCGTCATCGTCAACCGGCTGGAATATCACCTGGTTGCGACGCTTGTGCTCCGCGAAGTAGCCAACCGATGCGCACAGCATCTTGGTATAGCCAACGCGCGCGGACTTTCGAATGGTCACCGACCGTATGTCGTCGTTCGACATGCAGTCCATGATGGCGGGCTGGTAGGGGTAAGCCTCCCAGCGCCCCTCGATGTAGCTCGACTCGGCGGATAGGTAGAAGTTCTCCTGGGCCCATTCGCTGAGGCGAAGTGGCTCGGGCTTCTCCAATACCTTCAGGCCGCGCCTGGCCGCCCGCTCAATCTCCTTCCGGGTCTCGCTCGTAATACTCATCGAGATCCACGGTCACCCGCGCCGCCATGTTTTGAGCCTTCACCACCTCACGCTTCACGTCTTCGATCGCCCGCGCCGGCAGGCCGGGGTTTCGTTTCTTGACGTTAAGCGGGATCGACTCCAGGTGCGCAGCGATCTGACCGCCGATGCGCGAGAGCGTCCATTCAATGACCCCGACCGGCGCGAGTTCGCGGCGCGTCTGGGCGTTCTTCAGTTCCTGTCCGATGCGCTGTTCGCGAGTGAGCAGCAGCTTCTCGCGTTCCGCTTCGATCACTAGAGGCATGGGCGACGCGTCGGCCGCCTTCTTGCCCGCTTCGGTGGCCGCGTTCATCGCCTGGCGCGCCAGACGGTTCGACAGTACGTCCGACACGCGGAAGTACGCATACCGGCCTATGCGCGCGACCGGCTCAACGTTCCATTTGTCGAACGCGGTTGGTGTAACTCCGCAGCTGGCAACCATCTGTTGCTTGGTCAGCCAGCCCGGCTCAGGCCGCTTCGGGCTTGGCTTTGCGCTCATCGGGTCGCATTAGGTGAGATTGGGCACGACCACACCACCACCCCACCCTGAAAAATTTCACAAATAGTGATTGAACGGGGTCCGAATTACCCACAACCGGTCGAAGTGCTCAGGGTCCCCGGCGAAATGCGACCGGTTCTCGTCGAGGTGCTGGCGGCGGGCATCATGTCAGGACTCGCTCTCATTCACTCGGTTCGCGCGCGGTCGCAATGGCAGAGGCCAGGGCTGCGTCGAAGTTCAGATAAAACCGCTCGTCGAACACGCGCTCCACGGTCTCGCGGAACGGCAGTCGTTGATGGTAGTTGGCCGAGCTGATGAAGATCAGGAACGGCGACAGCTTGCGCCCGTTCCGCAGGTATACGCCCAGCGGCAGGTGACCACCACCTGGCCGGCCAACGAAGAACTGGCCACGCACCTTCCGAGTGCGGCGGCTGCGCTTACTGCTTGTGCTGTTCTGGTAGGCATCTGGGTTCGCACCCAGTTGACTCAGCATCGCGTTGATCAGACCGGCCGGCATATTGCCGTAGGCATCCAACTTCACGCCTGCGCCAGGCACAGTCATCATTCCTGCAGGCAGGACACGCGCCGCACGCAGTGCACGCTCGTAGCGCTTCTGATTGCGCTGGCCGCCATATACCTCGGGGTAGATGTACTTGGCTGCTGGCGTTCCCTTGGATGCATCCGTCTTGAAGAACACGTCCGCCATTGGCGTGGCGTCAGTCTTCTTTGCGGGCGTGACGTACGTGCTGTTGAGCGTGTACGGCGTCGGCCTGTCGAACGCCTGCTGCATCGCGGATCGCACAGCCGGCTGTGCATCCTTCGCTGTGCGGGTGAGCGCGACGGCGACGGCATAGGGAAACTGCTTCTGGTAGCGCGACATGCGCGCCATCAGGTTGCTTACGTCCACACTCGCCGGCGAACTCGGCATGGCTATTCCGCTGCACCGAGTACCAGCTCAAGCCGAACATCCGGTGTCACCAACGCAGCCGTGGCGTCATCGGGGATCACTGCGACCGTTTGGTCAAACGCTGTGCCGCCGTATGGCAGACGGCCAAACAATTGAACGGATTCACCGCCGACGCTGAGCTCGACACGATACGGCAGTAACGCCGCCGCGCCATCGCTGGCGAGCGGCGTTCCGATGATGCGGACGGATTTCACTGGAGCTGTTACAGCTTCTTGGCCAGGGCGACCACTTCGTCCCACACCGATTCGACATCGTGGCCGGCGGTGGTCAGCACTTTCTTGATGTTCGCGAGCAGAGCATCGCTCGGTTCGGCGGCGGCGGCCGGCGCTGCGCCGCCCTGGGTTACGTCGGTCATGACTGGTTCCTGCTGGGTGGGTGAATCCGGAAGCGGCGCAACCGGCTTGGCGATGCCAAGCAAGAGGCGGGCGGCTTCAATGATGGTCGAGAGAATGCTCATTGCGCTCAGCCTCCAACAGGCTCACTGCTTCGTCGCGCTCGGCTTGGAGCTGTCGGACGTATCCAATAATTCGGCCTGCACTTTCGAAGCGTAGTCCGTCCGCTGAAGCAGCTGCGCCGGGATCGGCTGTAGCTGCGGGCAAACCGGAAGCTGGACATCGCCACGTCGGAGACAGCCGGACAGTGCCAGCGCGCAGGCCGGCAACGGTGCTTGCAGACAGTGCTTGCGCATAGCGCATGTCCCCTTGGAACTTGGTATCGATCTGGGCGAAGGCGTTCGCCTGCCGCTGCTCCGCCGCTCTGGCCACCTGGACGGCATTCGCGAAAGCCAACGCACGCTGCGAGGCCTCATTGGCCGTCGCCGCCGACTGCTTGGCTACCGCAATAGCTGCCGTCTCGGCGCCGTCGTGATGCCCCTTACCATAGGCGGCCGCTAGAACCGCGAGCACCATGAGAAGGCGAAGCATCGCCAGGTGGGCCTTGATCCAAGCCATTACTGCCGGCTCTCGCATAGCACGCGATCAGCGGTGCGGCGCTTCACCAATCCGGCGTAGGTAACGCCATCCGCCGTGGTCCAGAACTTAAACTGCGCGCAGACGCCCGCCCAGTCACCAGCCATGGCGCGGATGCGCATCGTGGACGGCTGACCCGTCTTGAGCACGCAGAATCCGTCCTTACCCTTGTCCTTCCCGTGCGCGGCACGACCTTGGCCCACGTTGAACGTGAAGTCCGTGATGGCCGCCTCGACCTGAAGCGGCATGTCCCGACCGACGCAGACGCGCACGATTCGGTTGGCCTCTGCCATGTCTTGCTGAAGGAGCGCCTGGCATTCATCGTGACGATATTGGCGCATCTCGACGCCGCCGGTGTGACCGTCACAGACAGTCAAGACACCGGTGACATCGCGGTACGGCGTCAGCCGTTCACCTTCGAAAGTGCCAGCGATCGCGGCAGCCAGGCTCACTGCGGCGGCCGCGCCCGCTACGACGGTGCGGGGGTTCATTTCGAGCGAGCCTCACGACGCCACTTCCACAGCAGATAGATTCCCTGCAACACCACGTAGAGCGTGGTAGCCAGGTACATGGCATCCGAGAAGCTCAGGCCGAAGCCGTGCGCGATGACGACGCTGGCCGGCGGCGACACCTTGGCCGCAGCTACGCCCATCTCGCGAGCGAGTTCAGTCTGTTCCATTCGCGTTGCCCCTGACTGCCGACACTGAGCCGGCGAGTTTCTTGTTGATGAACTCGACGTTCGTGAACTTTTGCGCGCCCTCTTGCAGGACGAACAAGCCGCCATCCCGCACCATCACGGCGACGGCCTTGTACTTGGATTGAAAGCCGTCAGGATCGAACAGAACCACCTCGCCGTCGCCGATAGCGATCGGCTCCGGCGATGGCGCACGCGCCTTCACGCGACCTGCCGCAATGACAGCCACGGCGCATCCTTGGCCGGCTTCGGATCGTCAGCCCAGACTGCTTCCTGGAACGTCAGGCCACGGGCGGGATGTGTTAGCCACAGAGCCTGGGCGGGCGCCTCATAGTCGAAACGACTCTTCATGGCGTACTCGTTGAATCCAACGAGACAGCCATTGACGATGATCTGGCCCAGGTAGCGGAGCTGATGCCAGTGGCCCATGAGCAGCACGTCATAGGGCATTCCTAGCGCGCCATACTGCTTGCGCGTCTTGGCGTCACCGCGCATCCAGGGCAGTAGGGGCCCGGTGATGCCCGAGCCACCCTTGAAGCTGTCGCCGTGGGTGAGCATGTATCGCGTGCCGTACACACGGTAGGAGCAGTCGAACCCATCCGGGATCTGGAAGGTGATGCGATCGCGGTACTTCGGATCGGCCTGGATCGTCCGGGCAAGGAACTGATACAGCAGGAAGTCGAAGTTCAGCGCCGGGCCGTTCTTCATGCGAGGCTTGCGGTCCAGGCGGCCATGGTTACCGGCCACGCATGGAACGTGCAGCCTGCCGAACTCGTCGCACAGCTGCTTCAGGCTCGGGACCAGCTCGTCG